TACCTGCATCTAACCAACCATTTAACCCTGACGCATCATCAATGTCTGTGCCAGGTGCGGCAATAAATAAACCGCTTATAGTACCACTTAATGTGATATCAAAGTTTGCCATTGTTGTTCTTCTAAATGCAAAAGTAAAGTACTGAGCTCCACTTCTACCTGAATTTAGATTAGGTCCTGTTGGGAAGTATGCTGAACCACTTAGATCAGTATCAAAATGTTTTATTGTACCAAATCTGTTTACTGCTTCTACTGTGCCTGCTATAGTTTCTGCACCAGTCCATGCATTTGCAGTATAGTTGTTTACACTATTATCAAATGCTGGTGTGTCGCCACTACCAAAACCTGTAATTCTTAATCCGTCATCGTCAAAGCCAGCACCTAAACTGTCGCTTACTGGTATGTTCTCTTCGTCTATACCTGATGTGCTGTTCCATGCTTGAATGTATTTGCCACTTAGTTCTTCATAATTACTTGAGCCATTTACATTATACAATCTTGCTTTAAGTTGTTCTATACCAGTACCGCCACCGTTTACACTAACTGAGATTGTACCTATTGAATAAGCATTACCACTGTCTTTACCTGTGTTAGCAATTGGAATACCGCCACTTAAGAATGTACTTGAACCATCAATTTGTGCGTAAGTATAGTTCTGAGTACCAATAGCAGAACCCGATGTTCCTTCTTGGTTAGTACCATTTGTTACTTCGAATGGTTGGCTAGTATTTCTATAAGTTTGTCCTATCCAATTATAAACACTAACACCTGTTAAGTCTAGTGTTGCATTGTTAGTATAGTAAGGAATACCCGAAACATACTTTAATGTTCCTGGTGAATTCTCTGTTATAGTTGCACCTGTCATGCTTACTGTTGGTGCTGATGTTAAGTCATCTTTTACAAAACTAACAATGTTAGTATTACCTGTTGCACTATGACTTAAATACATGCTGTTTGTACCAACTGGTAAATCAGCAGTTGTAAAACGTGCTCTTGCTTTAAAGCCTTCATATGCACCTGGGTAGTTTGTACTGCTACTAAAAGAAGTACTGCTACCTGATGCTGTTAAAAATTGATAATCATCATCTGCTGTAATAACTAAGTTACCATATGTACCTGAGTCATCACCACTACTAAATGATGTGTTGTCTAATAATGTTCCATTTAAATTTACACCAAGGTCACCTGCTTCGGCATTGTAGGCGTATGTACTGATTATGGAACTGTCAGTATATGTTCCTGCACTATTGTTTGTAATTCTGGAAACACTTTGTCCTGCTGTACCACTATCATCAGTACTGTTATCAATAAAGCCTGATGCAAGATATGGACTGGTTCCCGAACTGCTTTCACCAAAACTAATAGTCTTACTACTAAGTCCTTGTGGTACACTTGGAGTTGTTGCGTACACTTTAAATGAATCAGTAGTTGTACTACCTACTTCACTTGGAGATGCTGTACTGTGAGCAGTCTGTTGCATTGTAATTGTGTACATGCTACTGCTACTACTTGCTGAGTAAGTATGACTTGTTCTTGCTTGACCTACGTCACCAGCACCACCTGAACTAACTGAAGTATTAGCACTACCGTCACCCCAATTGATTTCATATGTACATGTTGCTGAACTTGAGTTAGTTGTTGTATTTTCTAAGTATACAACGTTGCCTGCAATCATGTATCTGTTGTTTCCTGTTAAAGCACTACCACCTGAACTTGCTGAGTACAAGTCAAAGTCTGCAACTGGTGTTGCAGTATACAATGTAATAAAGTCAGTTTCTGTGTGAGTTGCAGTTGAACCTGCACCTGCACCACTGTTATTAAATGCTGTTACTTGTACATCAAAAGGTGAGTTTGTATTATCGGTGTATGTATGACTTGGAGTACTATCTGATGTTGCAGTAGTAGTGTCTCCGTCACCCCAATCAATAGTGTATCTATTTGCATTACCTGTAGCATTTATAGTTAGTGTTACACTTAATGGGTTACCACCTTCAGATACGTTAGTTGTAAAACTTACATCTCTAACGTATGTGTTGTTTTGTATATTCCACATTGTTTCGTTAAGAGTATCAATTGACTCTGCCACTGATGTGGAATTACTTAAAGCGACGGCACCGGATCTAGTTACAGATGAATTTCCGTCGTATTCACCTTGGTCAGGAGTGATAAACCAATCACCATCACCATCTGCATCAATATTGCCTAATGTAATATTAAATGCATTACTTCCAACGTTAGCAACACTGGCATCTAATTGAGCCTTGGTAACTGCATCAGTGGAAACTGTAGCATTAGCGATTCTTAAGTTTGATAATGTATTACCGTCATCTGTGGTAACTTGTAATGCACTTGTTGATGCATTTGCTACTAGACGTGGTCCTCTTTTACCAAATTGTAAGTCGGTTGAAACACCCTTTTGACCGTAATTATATGTATTAGCCAATTTGATCTCCTACAATCGAATTTTATTTAATGTTATTTATCAAATAAAAGACTTGACATGTGTAAGTAGATGTATTATAATACACACTTATTATGGAGAAATTACATGACAACATTTAACACAAAAGCGGAATTCAAAAAGTCAGCAAGAGTCATCAGTGACTATGCTAATGACATGATTTTTGAACAACCTCGAGAAGGCTTAATTGCACAAGAGTTCACTACATTTGAAAACATTGATAATGGTGTGAAGAAAACTGTTATTACTAGAACATTTTCCACGAATGGCGAATATAATGACGTTACTGCAATAAGTATTTTGCCAAACAACGTATAGGAATTTTATGAAAGAATTATGGGTAGAAAAGTACAGGCCGAATAACATCGGTGACTATGTATTCCGCGATGATAAACAACGTGGGCAAGTTAGTGGTTGGGTCCAAGAAGGGGCATTACCACATTTACTTTTCAGTGGAGCACCTGGCACAGGTAAGACTACTTTAGCAAAGGTTCTTCTCTCTGAATTAGATATTGACAGCATGGACATACTAGAAATAAATGCTAGTAATGAAAATAGTGTTGATACTATCAGGAGTAAGATCACAAACTTCAGTAGCACAATGCCATTTGGAGACATGAAGTATGTATTGCTGGATGAGGCTGATTATATTACGCCTAATGGTCAAGCGGCACTTCGTGGTGTGATGGAAACATATCACACTAGTTGTAGATTCATACTAACTTGTAACTACCCGCAACGTATTATTCCTGCATTGCACAGCAGATGTCAAGGCTTTCATATTGAGAAACTAGACATCAAAGAGTTTATTGCCAGGATAGCAACTATCTGTATTGAAGAAGGTGTACAAATAGATTTAGATACATTAGATTCTTATAGCCAGGCTACATATCCTGATTTGCGTAAATGCATAAACTTAGTACAACAAAATGTAATCGATAATGTTTTACAAAAGCCACAAGAAGGTGACCAATCTAGTAGTGACTGGATGCTATCAGCAGTAGATCTGTTTAAAGCCAGCAAGTATAAAGAAGCCAGGAATTTGATTGTTAGCCAAGCAAGACCCGAAGAGTATGATGACATATACAAATTTATGTACAGAAACTTAGAACTTTGGGGTAGCACAGAACAACAACAAGATCAAGCAATCTTAATTATTAGGGACGGTATTAGTAAAAGTGTTACTGTAGCAGATCCAGAAATCAACTTATCTGCTACTTTAGTTGCACTTCAACTAAATAGTATTGATGCTTAAAGAAATTAAAAAATGGTGGTACACACTAATATATGAAGAATACGACCTAACCGTATGGTTTCATTCTGAAACAATGATACAAGAAGATGGTGTTAAAACTATCAAACGTGTTCCTAAGCATTACAAACTCAAAGCAATTAGTAAGAAGACCCCTACACATATAGTTGGTAAAGACATGCAAAACAAGTTCTTTGAAATCAGAACTGTTGAGCCATTTGATTATAGAATAATAAAGGTTTACTAATGAAGCTCATTCCCGAAAGTCAACTCGACAGGGCTCTCGAAATCGATAATGAAATACCCGGTCACAGCAACAAAGATATTGCTTGTGTATTATTAAACTATGTAAAGCAAACAAAACGTAACATGATACTTAATGAGTTCATGAAAACGACTGCTAAGACTACTGCATTAGTTAGAAGGATAAGTGAGAATCCAATACACTTGCATGATATATTTGAACAACACCCATTAGCGGCACAACAATATCAAAAAACAAAACAAGACCTAAGTGGTTATACAAACATAAACTATCATAATACCAGTCCACTTGATGTAGATATGGAAGCCTTGGACGGTAATAGAGAGTATGATTTAATTTATACACTATTGCCTTATAAACTAGAACAAGCACCTAATACTACAGAAACAGTAATTAGTAAAACATTAGAACTATGGGATTGGGCAAGTACCGATGGTACTATTATATGTGGACCTGATTATGACAAAGGTCCTGTGAAAAGAATGGTAGACTTGTTTGTTAAACAAAACAAATATGAAATGGAAACATATTTGAATACTAACTGGTCAAACCCAGAAGCAGAACGTGAGGATTACATGTTTGCTTTTCAAGTCAAAAGAAAAGGGACATAAAGTCCCTCTTCCAAAGTCTTATAATTTTACTTGACTTTAGGCATTGGCCTATTGAACAAGTGGTATAAAACAAAAGCACCTACGAGACCTAGCAATCCTTCTGCGGAAAGTCCCTTAAGGATACCCATAATATTATCTACTATACTTACATCAGGCCAAAACGGAATTCCGTTACCTGAGAATAATACTTCGAGTACAACTCCTAGTGCAAGTACTGATAAACCTGTATGTGTAAGTGCTGACGCCCAGGCGCCAATTTTACTTATAATATCCATACAATATTCTCCCAATGGTTTTCTATAACCAACAAATATTTAAGGCCAAGACTCTCCGAGTTATATAAATACATAACTTAAATACATACATAACTACCAGGTTGAATTAGATAAATGTCAAGATTTTACGAACAAAACATAGATGTCATACTAGAAATGGATGGTCTTAATAAACATATTAAAGACCTAAGACACTATTATGAATTAGAACATGTATTTGTTGTAAGTACACCTGCCGCCAGAGAACGTGGTATACAGTCAATATTAGAAAATGCTGGTTATACAGTTACTATGTGGGGTGAGCAATACGGTGATCTAACAGAACCAACTAACGATCAAATACTAGAAGCATACAAAGAGTTTGCTCACAGTGATGCTGATTGTGTGTTTGCTATGGGAGGAGGCAGTATTGTTGACTTAGGTAAAGGAATTATATTTAATAGTTTAGCAGGTGTAAGGCCATTCTTTATAGCAGTACCTACAACATACAGTGGTGCTGAAATAACTAAAGGACTTATGATTGTCAGAGGACCAGGTAACAAAAAGCCAGTGTATGATGAAAAGTGTAGACCTGATGTACTCATATTAGACGGTACACTAACTGATACACTACCCGATAGAACGGGCCTTATAATAGCCGTAGACGCCCTTACACACTGTTTAGAAGGTGCGGCTAGTACAATTGAACACCCTATTGCGGAAGGTGCCGGTTTGCATGGCATTAAACTTGCAATGGAACATTTACCCACAACTGAAGTTACTGCTGAACTCAGAGAAACATTTGCTAAAGTAGGCTTCCTGGGTAGTAAAGCAATGGATTGTGCATTAGGACATATTCATAATGTAAGTTTTAGTATAGGTCCTAGAACAGGATTAAAACATGGTGAACTAAATTGTCTGTTTGCTCCTGCTATTATAGAAGCAAGTTTGCGTAAACGTAACGATGCATACAGACACATAGACACCGTAAAACTATTAGAAATATTTGAATTTTACATTGAGGATTGGGAACTATATCAAAGATACTTGCCTAAGCATAGTGATCTATTTGTAGAAACAGCAATAGCAAATGCAAACTATAACAGTCATCCTGTGGAACTAGATGCAGACGACTTTAGATGGATTTTTGAAACAACATTACAGAGAGCAAAAGACTATGTCGAACAACATACTTGATAACTACGAAGATATTTTACTTGAACTACTAACTAATAACAAAGACGCAAAAGTTGGTCTAGCAGAGTTTGGTAGAGGTGATGGTTCACTATACAAATACTTGAAAGATAAAGTAAGAGAAGTACATGTTATTGAAGACTGGAATCAAACCATATTCCAAGCAGATAGAAATAATTACAATGACTGTGAAAACTTAATAGAATACAATGTGTTAAGTACATATGATTTAGAAGAAAAGTTTTTTGATGTGATGTATTGCAGTTTGCCTAACTTTGTTCCTAGTATGCCTGCTGACGTATATCAAACAAGATTAAATAAAGGCTTTGCTAATTTATATAATGCACTAAATGATAAAGGTAAACTAATCACGGTTGATTATAATGTAAAAAGCATTAAAGATGCAGTTATAGATTTAAAATGTCCGGTTGCAAAATATATACAGACTAATGAAGGTATTGATCCACACTTTGCATTTGATGATTATGATGACTTGCTACCAGAATATTATATTTGTGTAGCAACTAAACATGATTGAGCAATTAGCAGAAAACATTCTCAAGGAACCTGAGTTTAGAAAGAATGGGTTTGTGTGGAAACATATTGAGCAGGGTAGTGCTGACCCTTTAAGATCAGTGCAGAGTGCAGTAGACCGAATGAGAGAACTTCACGATATTGAAGACGATCAATTCGGTCCACTATGTAATTTAGTTTATGAAAAACTAATTAAGATTGTTTCCAAATCTTAAGTACTTCACTAACAGCAGGATGTCTTTCAATTTGACTGCTGTCAAATTCAACTAAATCAATTCTACTACTATTAAAAGCCTTTAATTTCTCTAGGAATACTTTTAATCCATTAGTTTCATAGCCTCTGTCATGCTGGGCTAAGTCACCTGTTACTATCAATTTAGAACCATCACCTATTCTAGTAAGTAGCATTTTCATTTGCTCTTGTGTAGCATTTTGCATTTCGTCAGCAATAATTATACTTTCTTTGAAAGTTCTACCTCTCATATATGCCAATGGTGCTACTTCAACAGTATTATTTTCTACTAGATATTCAATCTCTTTAGGATGATAGTATTGTTCAAATACATCAAATATTGGTCTCGTCCATGGTGCCATTTTTTCAACTAGTGTACCTGGTAAGAATCCATGTTGCTCATCTACCGAAACGGCAGGTCTTGTAATTACAATTTTTGAGTATGTTTTGTTTTTGAATTCTCTAAGTGCGTACAAGGTACTTAATAAGGTTTTACCCGTTCCTGCTGGGCCTGTTGTAAACACTATGTTTAAATTAGTGTTCTCTAATGCCGCTAATAAATCATCTTGTTTGAAGTTACGAGGAACTATGTTTACTGTTTGTTGTCTAGTTATGGTCTCGACTTGACCACCTTTAATTATTTTCAAATGGTTGTTCTCCTTAAATCTTGTTCTAAATTCGCGTTCTTTACGTTTTTTCCTGGACATGTTGTACTCCTGTCATCAGAAACCCTACCCTTATGGTACAGGGCATTGCGTCTGTAATGTTGTGAAAAGTTTAGATTGTAATGATTTGATATCATACTATATTACTTAGTTTGCTGATCAAGTAAATTAAAAGATTAGTTTATCAAATGATAAATACTTGTAAATAGGAACTTGATATGCAAACAGTTAAAATTATAAACGATAACATTAGAAAGATATCCGATACAAATACTTTGTTGGATATGCTCTTAGAGTTCGAAGGTGTACTAGATCAATTTGATATGTATGCATATAAGAACTGGAATAAAGGTGAAGTAGTTGCAGGACCTAAGTTAGGCAGATACTTTATTGAAGTTACACTAATGTATCCACATGAAGATATGCCTGATCCAGAAGCGATATTAAGGCTTAGAAAGAATGGCTGTGAAGTAAGTTTCAAAAAAGACAAGTTACTAAAACCAAGAAAGATTAAAAGTGTAGAAGACACCGAAGTCAGAGTAAGACAAAACGTACCAAGACGTGTTGCTAAAACAGAACAGCATGATATTTGGTTAGTTGAAATCAAAATGCCAAGACGTTTTGTTGACGAATTTAGTTTAGAACAAATTGAAGCCGCTGAAGATTCATATGTTGATATGGAATCTATTCAAGACGGTATGGATCAAAGTTTAGATACTCCAGTTGACATTGCTGATCCAATGGCAGTGCCTGGTGGTGCTGGTCAACAAGAACCTGGAATGGGATTATAATGATAAACGAAAACCTCAAACACGAAGACCTTAAAGGTGTTGTATTAGACAAGATCAGCATTGATGAATTTGAACCAAAGACTGGTGAGAAAGAAGACGTTGCTGTATTTGGTTTTTATGTAGAAGAAAAAAGTGTAGGTGATGACTTAGCAAACTTTTTAGAAAAGAGTACATTTGATTTCAGAGATGTAGAAGTTACACCAAACCCAACTCCAGAAAACAAATACATGGTGTTTATAGAAGTAGATAGAAATGAATCTATGATAGAAGACCTACAAGCAATATGTAAAGATGTAAAAAACATTTCCGGTGAATTAGACTGGAAAGCAAAACCATTATTAAGCGATAACGAATTTTCATTAGCAGATCCTCAACTTACAGAATATGTAAGAATGTCATCTGAATCATATGAAACAAAAGAGGATTATGACATGAGATTAAAAACAGAAAAGGAACAAGCAATAGTAGAATTTATTTGTAATGATTCCAACGTAACTAAATGTTCCTTTGAAGAAAATGTGTTAAATTTAATGGACACCAAGAACAATATTAAGTTAGAGTTTGTTGGCTTTGGTGAAGGTAAACCCACACTAGAAGAAGCAGGACTTAATGACTTAGCAATTGATTATGACTTTGATAGACACTTAATTAAAACACTAGAGTCTATGAGAGGTGAATTAAACATTGTGCCTATAAACAGAAACATTGTTTTTCATAATCCAAAAACAGACAGGATATTAGTAGCAAAACCATGTTAGGAATGATAAAATCATTACCTTATATGCTTGTGGTTGGAGCATTGGCTTTTGGAGCCCACAAGTTTATAGTAGGTAACTTAAACGATACTATTGAGAAACAAGCGATGCAAATCGAACAATATGTTGCTCAAAATGTTGCACTCCAAACTGCGGCTCAGCAGAACGAAAACACTATTAGAAGTTTAGAAGCAGGAATGCAAAGACAAATAGAACTTACACAAGACTTAACTTTAAAGTTTAATGAAGCAGAACGTCAAAAGACTGAAGCATTGAGAATATTTAATAATCATGATATCACTAAACTTGCCAGAAACAAACCAGGGCTCATGGAGCCAAGAGCAAATAAAGCCACAAAATTGGAGTTTGAAGGCATAGAAGAGTTAAGTAGAGAGACAGCAAAATTAAATGAACAAGACAATTAGAAACATAGCAGTAGTAAGTATGGCACTTGTATTAGGTGCATGTTCAACTACTGGCGGTTATCAACCACTGCCACCAGTTAAAGTAATAACTGAAACAGTAGAGGTTGAAATCTATGCCCCACCCTTACCACCAGAAATTGATTTACAAGATGTAGAATGGAAAGTGATATCTAATACACCATGCAGACCTGCAACAGGTATTGATAAGAAAACCAAACTATACACTTATGAACGATTCCAATACGAAAAGTATACTGATGAAAACGGTAAAGAAAGACGTAAGGTCGTAAAGGATGCCGAAGGTAATAGAATTGAACTTGAACAACTTAAAGATGCTAATGGTGAAGTTATACAAGTATGTGGTAACTTAGAGGAAAAGATCTATGAAGTAGAAAAACTACTTGATGGAGACTTTGCCGTGTTTGCAGTTACTCCAGGAGGTTATCAAGCATTAAGCACTAACCTACAAGAGATTAAAAGATATATTGCACAACAACAAGAAATTATCATGTATTATAGAGAAGCAACTAAACCAAAAGGTAAAGACGGTTGGTTAGACGAAAATAAAGAACGTCAATCAAATGACTTAGAAGCCGCAAAAGCGGATAATGATAATCCAAAACAAGAAGGCAAACCAGAAACAAGTGGATTTAATTTAAATAAACTAATACCAGGATTGCCAGGAAGTAAAGACTAATGAACGTAGAAGAAGCAGTAATTAAAATTATTAAAGAAAATCTAGATATAGATAGCAAAACAGATATAGAGTTAGACGCTCACATTATACACGACCTAGGCGGTGATAGCCTAAGTGCTGTGGAAATTGTAATGGAAATAGAAGAAGAGTTTGATATTGAAATCGATGATGGTGAGGTTGAAGACCTTGAATCCATCAATGCTTTAGTTGATCTAATCAAAGATAGAATATAGTTTTAAAACAAACAAATTTAAGGGGCATTTCGATGCCCTTTTTTCTTGACTTTAACAAATAAAACCTTTATAATATGACTATGGATTACTATGAAACATTAGGTGTGAATCACGCATCTACACCAAATGAAGTTAAGAAAGCATATCGCAAACTTGCAAGTAAGCATCACCCTGACAAGGGAGGTGACCCTGAACAATTTAAAAAGATACAAGAAGCATATGAAACACTAAGTGATCCTCAAAAGAAACACCAATACGATAATCCAGATCCATTTGCTAACATGGGTGGTAATCCATTCCAACAAGGTGGTAATCCGTTTGGTGATATATTTGGAGACATATTTGGGCATAGGCGACAAGCAAGAAACCCAGATGCAGTTGTAGATATACACATTGAATTAGAGCAAGCCTATACAGGCACAGAACAAATTATAAGAACAGAACTAGGACAGTTCAAACTTATTATACCGGCTGGTACTGAGACAGGTACTAAATTTATTATGCATGGTAAAGGCCCTATGAACTATGATAACTTGCCACCTGGAGATTTAATTTGTAGAGTACATGTACATAACAGAGATAATAATTGGAATGTTGTAGGTAGAGATTTAATAGTTAGAATTCAAGTAGATTACTTTGAGGCAATGCTTGGAACTAGTGTGAGATTTATGCATGTTGATGGTAAACAACTTGAAGTTAAGGTACCTAAACATACACAACCTGGAAGTAGGTTAAGACTCGGTGGCAAGGGTATGCCTAATCCAAAACGTGCTGGTACATATGGAAATTTATTTGTACTAGTAGAAGTAACAGCACCTAATTTAACTGAAGAACAGTTACGAAAATTAGAGCAATTTAAAGACAAGGAATTGTAAATAGTAGTATGGCAAACGAAATAGATAACATTATAACTGGTGCTATAAACTTAGCATCAGAACAGAAACACGAGTACGTTACACTAGAGCATTTAATGTATTGCTTATTAGAAGATGAGGACGTTGTAGATCTTTTAGAAACAATAGAATGTGATTGGCCAACAGCCAAAGAAGATTTAAAAAATTATTTGCAAGATCCAGAGCAAAATAATCTCATAGGAGAGAATCCGTATGAGGGTAGACCCAAGAAAACTACAAGTGTAGAACGTGTAATGCAACGTGCATTTGCACAGGTTATCTTTAGTGCCAGAGATCAAATAAACACACCAGACTTATTTGTAAGCATACTATCCGAAGACGATGCTATGGCAAAATATATTTGTGAATTAAATGGTATTGATAGACTGTCGGTAGTAGAAGGCTTAACCAAACGTGTATCACAAACTGGTATGAAAGAAGCAGAAGAATTTTTAATTGACTTAAATAAGAAAGCCGCAGAAAGTGAAATAGATCCACTAATAGGTAGATCTGAAGAAGTAAATGATATTGTACATATTCTAGCAAGGCGTAAGAAAAATAATCCGATACTAATTGGTGAACCTGGCACAGGTAAAACAGCCATTGCAGAAGGACTTGCATTGAAAATAGTGGAGGGTCAAGTACCCAATGCTCTTAAAGATAAAACAGTTTATAGCCTAGATATTGGTGCCTTACTTGCTGGTACTAGGTATAGAGGAGACTTTGAGGAACGTATTAAAATAGTCCTAGAGAGCCTAGAAGAGAGAAAAGATGTTATTATGTTTATTGATGAGATACACATGATAATGGGTGCCGGTAGTGCTGGAGGTAGTAGTGTAGACGTTGCTAACTTGTTAAAGCCTATACTAGGCAGAGGTAAACTACTTACTATGGGTGCTACAACTAGTGATGAATATAGCACACACTTTGAAAAAGATAGAGCTCTAATGCGTAGATTTCAACGTGTAGATATTGAACCTACTAATGTTGAAGATACTACAAAAATTATTATAGGATTAAAACCATACTTTGAAGAGTTTCATAGTGTAAAGTATGCAGATGAACTGCTAGAAAAAAGTGTTGATTTGGCAGACAGATATATTAAAAATAAATACTTCCCTGACAAAGCAGTTGATATTATTGACGCCAGTGGTGCAACTGTTAAACTAGCAGGCAGAGAAGAAGTAGTTATCGACGACGTGTTGAATGTTATTAGTAAGATGAGTAACATAGGTAAAGATGTTATTGATATCGACAGTACTGAAGGATACAAAAGTTTAGACAAGCGAATTAAAACAAAAGTATTTGGACAGGATGATGCTGTAGATCAAATAGTAGAAGCGATCTTTGTTGCTAAAGCAGGACTAAGGGAACCTAATAAGCCAATCGGCAGTTTCCTATTAGTAGGACCAACTGGTACAGGTAAAACTGAAACAGCAAAACAATTAGCACAAGAACTAGAAAGCAAACTTATACGTTTTGATATGAGTGAATACCAAGAACGTCATAGTGTGAGTAAATTGATTGGTGCTCCTCCTGGTTATGTTGGACATGCTGAAGGTAAACTAGGACAAGGACAACTACTTGCTGAAGTGGAACAGTATCCTAATTGTGTGTTGCTACTAGATGAAGTAGAGAAAGCCGCACCAGAAGTATTACAAGTGTTACTGCAAGTTATGGACGATGGTAGACTTACAGGTAGTACAGGTAAAACTGTAGACTTTACAAATGTTGTACTGCTAATGACCAGTAACTTAGGTGCCGCTGATGCAGAAAAACTTAAGATTGGTTTTGGAGATCAAAAGAAAAAGAACACAGACATCAAAGCAGTAAACACTTTCTTTACTCCAGAGTTTAGGAACAGGATAGATGCCACAATTAAATTTAATAAGTTAGGCACAGATGTTATTAAGAAAATTGTTAAACGTCTTGAAGAAGAACTTAATGTGCAAACAAAAGTAAAAGGCATTAAAGTTAAAGTAATGGCTAGTGCTGTAAAATATTTTGTTGAAGAAGGATACAACCCTAATATGGGTGCAAGACCTCTTAAAAGATTATTTGAGAGTGAACTTAAAAAACCATTAAGTAAGAAAATGCTTTTTGAAGATTTAAAAGATACCAAATTAAGGATTGAGTATGACGACGGCATACAAATTACAACTGCTGAATAAAAAGGATTACCCACAACTGACTCCTTCAGATAAAGTATATTATTCTAAGTATCCATACAAAGTAAAACTTGTAAATAATATTATATTTTATGATAGTCAACGTTGGTCAGAGATACTTGATTGGTTTTATCCTGATCATACAAAACATGCTAGTATCAGATCAGCATTTAGTAGGATAGTATATTTAGATTCTAAACAATTACTAGACGAGTTTTTACATTTTTTTGCCGATCAAGTTGTATCTATTAGTGGTCCTGTCTCAAAAGCACACATTAAAATGCTACAAACAAAAGTAAATCAAACTACTAGATATCAGGAATACGAAATTAGACAACAAAAGTGGTTTAAAGATTATGACACTAAAGTACATTTCTTTTTACCTTATAGTTATGGAAGTGGTGGCTTTAGTAACTATGCTAAAAGACTAGAAGAAGTACATAAAGCAATAGACACAGCAAAAAACGTATTGGAAGAATATAAAGTATATGGATCTGTGCGTAGAACTAGATTTATATACATGCAAGAAAAAGAATTAGAAGACTTAGAATTGTTTATTAAACTAAAACACCCAGGTGTTACTTTGTTTAAAACATCTTGTCTGGTAATTAGATAAAATAGATAAATAGTAGTATGCCTATAAACAGAAAAAGTGTATTAGTACAAAGCGGAACTGGAAGTAATATGAACCTTACTACAGATAAAGTAGAAGGCGACAGTTACTACGGTTACAGCGATGGATTACATACTATATCAATATCTTATAATGCTTTCAAAGGCAGAATTTACTTTGAAGGTACATTATCTCTAGACCCTACTGAAGCAGATTGGTTTAACGTACAAGTATTTGGTGGTGTAAGTGCCGCAAGTGGTGGTTACAAACAATTTCCTGCAACAGGTACAGCCGGTAAAGATGGTGTAGAAGCATACAATGTAACAGGTAACTTTACTTACTTAAGAGTAAAGATGGATCGTAGTTACCTAGGTGATGGGACTACATATGATAGCGATTACGGTGCCCTCAACTACATTAGACTTTCCGCTTAACGCCTAAAATTGAGAAAAGTGATAAATACTGCTATATAGAACGCAGGATTTAATCATATGGCAATTAGCTCAAACGACAACGCAATTTTTGATCTTAGTAATATTCAAGACAATCAGGTCTTGGTTTACGATTCTGCAACTGGAACATTTAAAAACGAAACATCTGCCATTAGTGCAAACGCATCTGTAACAGGATTAGGTAGAAACATTGGTAGTACAGGTGTTGGACTTTACAAACAAAATGATAGTCAATATTTAGAGTTTTACAAATTAGACTCAGGTAGTAACGTAACATTAAGTTTAAATGATAACGTTTTAACAATTGACGCAGTTGTAGGAGTAGGCAACACATCTATTGCGGATGGCAACTCTAATACAGTAGTTGTTGTAAACGATGGCGGCAACGTCATATCTGGTAATAATAACTTACAATTTGATGGTACTACACTTTCAATATTAGGTGCAAACAATAATGTATCAATTGCAGACGGAGTTATAACCTCAAGCAATCTTGTAACAACAAATTTCTCAATAGCAGGTGGATTAGCATTTCCTACAACAGACGGTAATGCACATCAAATACTAGCAACAGATGGCAACGGACAACTAACTTTTGTAAACAACACAGACATTACTGGTAAAGTAGACAATCTTACTTTTAATGCTCATGTGGCAACAGCAATAACTTCCGTATCAGACCATGCTCCTGCTATAACAAACCTATACAATTTAGGTAACAGTTCAAACAAATATAGTCAAGTGTTTGCTACATACTTTAGAGGTGAAGCAGACTTGGCCACTAATGCAACTAACTTAGGCTCACACCCAGCGGCAAACTATATGTTGGCGGCAAATACTTATAGTTCAACAGAAATAGATGCCTTAATAGCCAATGTAGATGTTGCAAATACATCAGGACTTATAAGCAATATTACTGTAACAAATGGTTCAACACCATTTAACAGTACTAAAGTAGACCTTAGAGCAGGTGCTAACGTAGTTATTACATCAGATGTAAACGCAGAAACAATTACTATTGATTCAGTTGTGCCACAAGCATTTGCTTTTGGTAGACTCACAGATGGTAGTAATAGTGTAGTAGCAGATGGCACTTTAGACACTATCACATTCGAAGGTGGTGCTGGTATTGATGTTACTGTAGGCGAATCAGACAAAGTTGTTATTACAGCAACAGGTGAAGCCGCGGCAAATATCAGTGGTAGTAGTGTTGCAGATCTAAGCGACATAGGTAATATTAGTGGCATAGCAAACGGACAAGCATTACTTTGGAATGCGGCCAATAGCAAATTTGAATACGGAAACGTATCTGCAAGTGGTGGTAACAGCAATGTTGCCCTAACAGATTTTAGTGTTACAACTGCAACACCAAGTGGTAATGGCAGTTTAGCATATGACAATGCAGGTGCATTTACATTTACTCCTGCAAACGTACAAGCAACTACACAAAGTTTAACTTGGGATAGTGCAAATAGCAACCTAAGTATAAGTGGTGGAAATTCAGTAGACCTAAGTACACTATTAGATGATAGTGATCAAACATTAAGTTTATCAGGTAACATAATTACTATTAGTGGTAGTGGTAGCACAGTTGATTTAACTACAGTATTAGCATCTGCAGATACTGATGCACAATCAATTGCTATAAATGGCAACCTTATAAGTATTTCAGGAAATGCTTCAACAGTAGACTTAACATCAGCATTAGGAAACGTAGCAGGCAATTATGGCGACAGTAATGTTGCTTCATATTTAAGTACAAATAATTATGCAACAGACTCTGATATAGCAACTGCCAATACAAATATGCAGGCATACGTTGACAATTTAGAAACAAGAATTATAGGCGGTGCTAATGTAAACTTAGACAGTTTGGCAGAAGTAGCCAATGCATTAGCAAACAGCAATACAGAATTAAGTACAGTAGCATTTACTGGTACTTACAGTGACTTAACAGGTAAGCCTAGTCTAGCATTAAGTGGCAATACTTACTTAACACTAGATAGTGCTAACATTGACCTTAGTAGTGTAGTAGGACAAACAGGTGCTCAGGGACCACAAGGTGATACTGGTGCAACTGGACCAACAGGGCCACAAGGACCACAGGGTAATGTAGGACCACAAGGTGATGGTAATGCTGGTGTAAGTTCAGCAACAGTAAACGGTTCAGGCAACTTGGTAATAACATTAAATGACAGCACAACTTTAGATGCTGGTAATGTACTGGGTGCAGACGGAACAACAGGTCCACAAGGTAATGCTGGTGTTGGTATAACAAGCACTAGTTTAGTAGGTGGTAATTTAGTTCTTAACTATTCAAATACTTCAACACAAGATGTTGGTAATATACAAGGTCCAACAGGCCCACAAGGTCCAGCAGGTAGTGATGGAGCAGATGGGGTACAACTTACAGACTTTAGTGTTTCGACAGCAAGTGCAAGTGGCGGTGGTAGTTTAGCATACAATAATAGTACAGGTGTTTATACATTTACACCACCAGATTTAAGTTCATACTTAACAAGCGAAAGCGACAATCAAGATTTAACTATATCGGGTAATGTAATAAGTTTAACAGGACAATCAGGTAATGTTGACTTAACAAGTATATTAGGTGGCTCCGATCAAACATTAAACTTAGCAGGTAATGTTATTACTATTAGTGGTAGTAATAGTAATGTTGACTTAACAACAATACTAGGTAGTGTTGGCGGTGGTGGAGATATCACAGCCGTTACAGCAGGAACAGGTTTAACAGGTGGTGCCACAACTGGTGATGCTACATTAAACTTAGCAGATACATCAGTTACTCCAGGTACTTATGGTAGTGGTACACAATCAGCAAGAATAACAGTCGACCAACAAGGTCGTATTACAGGTGTTACAACCCAGGCTATCTCCGGAGGCGGAGGTGGTGGCGGTGGTGCCAGTGTAGAGTATTTCAAATTAAATTATACCAGTGGTGGAGCAATTGATACAAGTGTAGGTACAGGTGGTATTTCCAATATTAGTACAAACATAGGTAACGTTACAGTAAATAATAGTGCTTCAAACAGTTGTGAAATAGTTGTTGACTTTGGTGGAAATTATAATTTCCCTCCAACAGCAATTATGGCATATGGTTATAGTCAGTCAACAAGTGAATACAACATCAAGCATATGACTCAAAATACAGTGAACACAACATTGAAACTAGATGGTTCAAGTGATCCTCACGGTAATTTTGGAACTGCTAATATCACAATGAGTTTGACTAGATCAGAAGTAGGTGCAAGTAGTTCCTTTGGACAATCTTCACATGCTTGGATATACTTTACAATGGGATCGTAATAGATGGCTGAGTCAATATATAATAAAAGTGCAACAAGTACGTTAGACATTTACAAACCAGCAAAGGTTTTACAATGTTCAGTTACCAGTGCCACAGGTGAATCATATTGGCCACACAACGATGGAGAGGGTGACCCATGGTGGCAGTCCTCAAGCAGTCCTAAGTTTTATCAATACTCAGTAACGTTTACAGTTACAGCACAAAACCACGGTTCACATAAATCCAGAGACTCTAGAGAATACAATGGACTAGATGTATCAGTAGGCGATTGGCTTGCTGGTTCTCAGGATGGTAGATGTATGCAGATAGTAAGTGTTAGTTCAAAGTCTACTACTAGTGTAACATGTATTATAGAAGATGTGTTAAGATACAATACATTTAGAAGTGCAACTGGTTCACCAATATTCAGTGTACCAGGTACAGCAATCTTATTTACATTAAACGAAGCAGGTAAGCCTTTACTAGATCCACTTCCAGCAAGTGTTGTTAGTTCAGACTTCTTCCCTAATGTTACAAGTAGATTTGAATACATGAATCCTGCTGAGAACTTTAGATTAGAAAAAACAGCACATGGTTTTGCTCGTGGTGATGTTATTGTAGTAACAGAAGCCGGATCATATGAGAAAGCAAATGCAAGTACAATGGCAAGAACAATTGGTGTTGTGAGTGTAGCAGGGCCAGGGCCAAATCAATTTATGGTCATGCCTCAAAATAGAATAATAGATTTCAATCCTAGTCTACCTGGTAACATAGGTGACTACATATATGCCGATACAGATGGTGATTTAACTGCAACTGAGACAGGTAAAGTTATATTCTTAAAGATCAAAGATGCAGTATCAAGTGACGTAGTAAGTGGTAATGCAAGTGCTGTGGCTAATGCTAACAGCATATTAGAAGTAAATGGTTCTAATGTAACATTCACTGGTGGTAATACTACTGTTACAGCACAAGATTTTAATAACCATACAGCAAATACATCTGTAAGTGCAAGTTTAGTTGCAGAACCAGGCACACTTACAAGTGCAACTGATACATATAATTACGGTTTATTAGGTGGTTACATACCATTTAGTGGTAATATTGACACAGGTGATGGTAATGTTCTTATAACTGTAAACAGCGATGCAAGTGGTAGTGGTTCATATGGTTCTGGTATTGCTGATGCAACTGATATTAAAAATGCCATTGAAGCAGGAAATATTGCTAACTTATCAGTAAGTGTTTTAGGTAGTGGTGAGATAAGACTAACTGAATCAAACGGAAACGCAATGACATTATACAATGTATCAGGTGATGCTCAAGGTAATGTCAATATGTTTGGTCCAAGTAGTGTTACAGGATTACCTTTATCATCTACAGCAACTACAGGTAACTTCTTAAAACTAATTAGAACTGATGGTGGTCCAATTGACTTGGAAGATCAAGTAGGCACACCCACAGCAGATTTAGATATCTATAGTGTACACAATGGTCAATTCCCATTAGGACTTTACATTGAACACGGTGTTAGAAGTGGTGGTGTAACAGTTGTAAATGATATCAGTGCAAGAAATAGTCTAACAGCACAAGGCGGAGACATGGCTTATGTTGTGAACGCAGGTGATAGCGAATGGGGACTATTTATATACGACGGTAGCGGTTGGGTAGAAGTAGGTAATCAGGATAGTGCTAACACAGATGCACAAACAATGAGTTACTCATTTAGTGCTCCGGGAGGTGGTTTTGGTGGAATAGAAACTATCAACTTAGATAATATATCACCAGGATGTAGAATTATAGAAGTTGCTGTTGAAGTAACAACAGCCTTAACTAACTACTCAGGTGGTACTGCTCCTACTATAGAAGTTGGTACAGCAAGTGACTTAAATGCGTACATGGATGAAGACGCAAGTGACTTAGAATCAACAGGTGTGTATTCAGCACAACCTAACTATCTTTATCCTTCAACACAAACCTCAGACTTGGCCTTAAGAGCTCGTATTAGCCATAGAAGTGCTACTATTGGTGCATTTACACTAACTGTAACTTACGTCTAATTTCTTATTAAAGATAAATATACTTGAACCAGACTTATCATAGTCTGAATTCATGCATGAAATATAATCCTATAGGAGTAACAAATGGCGAACATAAAAAACTTTGGTATTAAAGGTGTTGCCTCCGATGTTCAATTAGGTAAAGGTGGTGGATTTTTCGTATACGACAAGTCAAACGGAAAATTCCAAGTTAAAGATTCAGGGTCTTCATTAGAAAACATTGAATTTGCAACTGTTGAAGCGGGTACATGGAACGGTACAGCAATAGGCGTAGCCTATGGTGGTACTGGTTTAACAAGTGTAGCCCAAGACAAGATCATTTACTCGAACGGAGCCAACCAATTTACTACCGCTGATATTACAGCATTTGGATTAGGCCTACTTGCAGACGCAGACGCATCAGCAGGTAGAACATCTCTTGGTTTAGGTAACATAGCAACTCAGGCAAGTAATGCTGTGGACATTGATGGCGGTGCTATCGATGGAGCAGTTATTGGTGCCAACTCAGCGGCGGCTGGTAGTTTTACAACTATCAATGCCTCCAGTACTATCACTGGTAACGTAACAGGTAACTTAACAGGTACGGCGGATGACGCTGATGCATTGTCAAGTGCAGTTACAGTTGCACTTTCAGGTGATGCTACTGGTTCCGCAACATTTACAAGTGCTGGAGACACAGCAACTATCTCAACTACACTAGCCGCTTCAGGCGTTAGTGCTGGTTCATATGGTAGTTCAAGTGCTATTCCAGTAATTACTGTAGATGCTAAGGGTAGAGTTACTAGTGTTTCTACAGCGGCTACAAGTTCCATACTAACAATTGGTGATGGAAGTGCTACTGATACTGTAACAGTTGGAACAGACACATTAGCATTCGTAGGAACTGCTAATGAAATCGAAACTGCGGTTACAAACAACCAAGTACAAATCGGCCTTCCAAATGATGTAACAATCGGAAATGATTTAACAGTTACTGGAACATTGAACTCGGACGATATTACGTCTAGTGCAATTAGTATTGCGGGTGATGCCACAATCACAGGTAACTTAACAGTACAAGGAACACAAACAACTGTAAATTCAACTACAGTAGAAACTGCTGATGCAATCTTCAGAGTAAACAGCAACGGTGCAGATACCGATGTTGGTTTTGAAGCAAATGCAAACGGCGTAATTAAACAAATTCTTTACACATCAGTTGGTGATGAGTGGGACTTTGGTTCAGAAAATGTAAAAGCAACTTCATTTGAAGGTGATTTAACAGGTGACGTAACTGGTACAGTAAGTAGTATTGCTAACCACAGTACATCTGACTTATCAGAAGGTACTAACTTATACTTCACAGCCGCAAGAGCAAGAGGTAACATCAGTGTTACTGATAACGGCGGTGATGGTTCATTATCATATGATAACTCAACAGGTGTAATTAGTTACACAGGTCCTAGTGCGGCAGAAGTTAGAGCACACATTACTGGTGGAACAGGCGTAACTATTACTTCTGGTTCAGTAGCAATTGGACAGGATGTAGCAACAACTGCCAACGTATCATTTGATACAGTAACAGCAGACTTAGTTGGTGATGTAACAGGTAATGTAACAGGTAACTTAACAGGTACAGCCGATGATGCAGACGCATTATCAAGTGCAGTTACAGTTGCTTTATCAGGTGATGCAACAGGTAGTGCAACGTTTACAAGTGCTGGTGATACAGCAACTATATCTACTACACTAGCAAATAGTGGTGTTAGTGCAGGTACAGTAGGTAGCTCAACAGCAATACCAGTACTAACAGTTGATGCAAAAGGTAGAGTTACAGCAGTATCTACTGCGGCTATCTCTACTTCATTCACATTATCAGATGGTAGTAACACTCAAACAATTGATGGTGGTGACACTTTAACAGTTGCTGGTGGTACTAATATTACTTCAGTTGTTAGTGCAACTGATACAGTTACTTTAAACCTAGATGCTAACCCAAGTGTTACATCTATATCTGCATCTGGCGCCGTAACAGGTGGTAGTTTAACTGACGGAACTGCAACATTCAGCAGTGGTGCTTTAAGTGGTGCTACTACTGGTGGGTTCACTGGTACAGTTACAGCAGGTGGTTTCTCAGGTGACTTAACTGGTGATGTAACAGGTGATGTAACAGGTAATATTAGTGGTGCAACTGCTACTATGACTGGTGCAGTAACTGGTGGTAGTTTAACAGATGGTACTGCTACAATTACTAGTGGTGCTATGAGTGGTGCAACAACTATTACAGCAAGTGGAAACGTAACTGCAGGTAACTTTGTTACAGCAGGTGACGTTAGTGCCGCAACTTTAACAACATCAAGCGATGCTGTTATTGGTGGTAACTTAACTGTAAACGGTACTACAACTACACTAAGTTCAACTAACACAACAGTTGAAGATACATTGTTTGAATTGAACTCAGGCTTATCAGGTGCTAATGCTAATGACATTGGTATATTGATGGAAAGAGGCTCAACAGGCGACAACGCATTTATGGGCTGGGACGAAGCATCCGACTCATTTAGATTTGCAACTACAGTTGAAACAGCAGACGCAACAGGTGATTTAAACTTATCTGATGCAGATGTACACGCAAAAGATATCACTTCAAGTGGTACAGTACAGTTTGTTGATTTAAGTGACGGTTCAATTACTATTGCAAACTTTATTGACGACGACACAATGGCTACAGCAAGTGCAACAACAGTTGCAACTTCTGAATCCGTTAAGGCGTATGTTGATACTAAGGTTGCGGCAGTTGATGATACTGTATTAAGAGCAACATTTACAGCGAATAGCAGTGATAGTTCTTTTGTAATTGGTACAATGCCAAACACATCAGGAAGAACTTACATTGGTTCTAAACTAACATTAAAAGTCTCAACAGGCTTTAGTGGTGGTTCTGTAGATGGCATAGTTGTAAACGACGGTACAAACGACTTGATGGCAGTGGCTCAAAACGATCCAACTGTAACAGGTGTTTATATTGTTGATTTAGGTGCAGAGGCTATAACAGGTGGTGCGACAGTAACAGCATCATTTAAACAGTCAGATGGTAGTACAGCAAGTACTCCAACTGCTGGAGCCGTAACAGCAACAGTTGAATATCAGTTCTTAACTTAATCTTAGAATGGTAACGAAAAAGCAGGCTCCGGCCTGCTTTTTTTTGGCTAAATATTGCTATGGATTACTTACACATAAACGTTGACACAACATTTATCAATGCTCAACGTGTAAACGACATAGTGATGTTTACAAAAACAAACCAATATAAAGGACAAACACTGGTATTTCAAAGTTGGCAAGAACCCATTGACAGAAATAAGATACCATTGTATAAAAAATTGTTTAGAGAAACAGAACACATAAACAAAATTTGGTTTGTACAAGACGATTATAAATATGAGGATTGGATACAGGACTATAACTTTGTAACACATTTTGATCTTCTACCATACCAAGTGTACCGATACAACTCAGATCATAATAAGAGTTGGAACCACAACGCAACAAAATTTTTATGCCACACAGGAAAACCACACAAATTTAATCGCACAGTTTTAATTTATAATCTATACAAAGAAGGTTTGTTAGATAATTGTGAATACAGTTATCCTGCTTTCTCAAAAGAAGTACAAGACTCGTGTAGACTACTGTTACCTAATTTAGAACACGATGAATTCTACACTTGGGTAAATGAAGTTAGCAAGGAACCTACATTAGGTATATACTCTAACGGTAATCATCATGATGATTATATATTTGGCTGTATTCTTGCTAGGTCTGATGCTGAAAATACTTTGTTTAACGTTACAGTAGAAACTTGGTTTTGTGAAATACAAAACACAATGCCTTTCTTAACAGAAAAAACATGGAAGCCTATAATGAACTGCTTACCTTTTATACATGTAGGAGAACCAGGCTCATTACAAAAACTAAAGAACTTAGGCTATAGAACATTTGAAGATTACTTTGTAGAGCAGTACGATGATATTACAGATCCAATATTGAGAATGAATGCTATTGTAAAAAATATCAAACATTGGCATACAAACATACTAGACTATAAAGATAATATTAAGCAGGACGTTGAACATAACTACAATTTGTTTATAAACAATATGCAACAAATGATTGAAAATGTAAATACTATTGATGATATAGATCTACTAGTAGACTACACAGAAGAAACACTTTTAAAAAATAGACCGGATTTAAGGTTGACATCCTAGATCAAATTTGCTATCATACTTGTATGGTAGATAAAAAGACACCAAAAGATAACGTAGTTGATATATTCTCTGGAAAGTTAAAAAGTCCTGAGCCTACAGATATGCAATGGAAATTGTATGTACCACCAGACTTTAATGAAGATGATATGGAGCAGTTAAATTTAGAGGATCTTGCTACCAAAGTATCATACTGTGATACACAATGGGAAAAAATATTTGAATACACAAAATTCATTACAAAAGTATCACATCACATGAATATGAACATGGATGTAGACAATTTTAAGTGGTTAGAGGCTGATTTACAGCAAATTTTTGTAAAATTAGTGGATAAAAAGGTTGACCTTTGACCCCAAATTTAGTATTATATATGCATAGTTTGAGAATAACACATTACGTAGGAGTAATTATATGGAAACTTTACAAGTAAGACCGTCCGAGACTAAGCCGATTGTACTTCGTGCAATGAAGGCTAAACGTCCTATATTTTTATGGGGTTCTCCGGGCATTGGTAAATCAGATCTTATTCAGCAGATTGTTGACTCGGGTGAGTTAGGTAACGCATACATGATTGATATGCGTCTTGCTCTTATGGAGCCAACTGATTTGCGAGGATATCCTTTTAGGAATCCAGAAACAAACACTATGGAGTGGGCACCAGCGGCAGACTTGCCAACTGAGCACCTTGCTTCACAATACGATACTATTGTATTGTTTATGGACGAACTTAACTCAGCACCTCCTTCAGTACAGGCGGCGGCTTATCAGTTAGTTCTCAACAACAAAATTGGTCAGTATTCATTGCCTAGCAATGTAGTAATTGTTGCCGCAGGTAACAAAGAAACTGACAGAGGTGTTACATTCCGTATGCCTTCCCCCCTTGCAAACAGATTCCGCCATATCAATATGGATGTGAACTTTGAAGACTGGAGTATTTGGGCAACGGATCACAAAGTACACCATGATGTAATTGGTTACTTGACTTATGCAAAGGCAGATTTGTTTGACTTTGATCCTAAGACAAGTTCACAGGCATTTGCTACTCCTCGTTCTTGGAGTTTTGTAAGTGAAATCCTTAACACTGAAGGCTTTGATACTGCTTCAGACTATGAGCAGAAGGCAGAAATTGCCGGTGCTATTGGTGAGGGTATGGCTATTAAGTTTTGTGAGCATAGGAAGTATGCTTCTAAACTACCTAACCCAGAAGATGTACTTAATGGTAACGTTAAGAAGTTAGAGATCAAAGAAAAGTCTGCTCAGTATTCATTCGCTATTGGACTATGCTATGAACTAGCAGAGTTATATAACAAAGGTGATGAGAAAGACTTTGATAAAGGTGTTGATTATTTCTTTGACTTTATCATGGCAAACTTTGAGCCTGAGTTAGTAATCTTTAGTGCTAAAACAGTACTAAGCGATCATGACATTGACATTAAGCCTCGTAAACTACAAGGCAAGAAAGAGTTTAAAGATCGTTACTGGAAGTACTTATTCCCAGGGAAATAATTATAAGTTTAAATCTGTTACTGTCCTACATCGTTACTCCTACAACCTATCAGTAACAGGTTTCCCCCTCTCTTCGGAGAGGGGTTTTTTTTGGATTTTATTTGTATAGGTTGGCTAGGTATTCACCTAGAGTACGATGACAATTTAGATCAATGTGGTTAGGACTATGATCATGTCCTGGTCCCATATCTACATCTATTGTGTATAAAGGTTGAACATATTCATTTGATATTTCTAGCCATTCGGTAGTTTTCCAATGATCCATATTTGATAAATTTATTAAAGTTTTTACTTTATGGTAATCACACATTCTTGCTATGTCACCTATTATCATTTTACTGCGACTTAAATCTAATTGCTCGTCTGTTAGATATAGTAAAAAATTATCATATGCAGATTTGTGTCTGTCTGATCTTAGATCTATGTGATGCTCTACAGCATGATGGCTGAGATATTTTGGTATGTAATTCTCATAAACATAGTTTGATTCATCTGTGTTTATATGAGATTCAATAGTGTTTGCCGCAAATTCTGTTTCTTCAATTGTGGTATCTGGAAACATGTATCTATTAGGACTAGTGGCCCAAACCATGATGTGTGTAGCATGTAACTCCTCTATAGCATACTTTACTTGAGCATGGATATACATATTACACCCAGCACCTCTGCCTAGTGTTACAGCCTCACAACCTAATACTTCACCCATTATCATAGGCCACTGCGATTCTGCAGGCCAATGTGCATTTAAACTAGCAAAACTATCCCCACAAACCACTAATTTCATGCAAATATTTATAAAAACACCAACTTTTTACCAGAAAAAGTGGAAAAAAGGTTGACCAAACCCACCAAATTTAGTATACTATGTACATAGTTTAATAAAAAGGTAGGAGATTTTATGCAAACATTAGTAATACAAACCCAGTACAGAGAGAACTATGCCGCTCATGATGATGGTTATGAGCATGGTGTAAGTGAGGCTCATTGGAAGTACAAGGGTGGTAGTACTTATTTTGTAACGGACTTAACTCCCGGGCAGATCAACAAGATTGCTCAAGACGGTATCCCTACCTTAACCAAATTGATTGAATACTCAAATGAGGCTTCTGAAGAATATATCCTGGATTGGGAGATACGTGACCTTGGTAAAAATGGCGACGGCAAAGGTCCTATTTGCGAACCATGGGAATGCCCAATAGAGTTTTATTGGAAGATGGACCGTTGGTTATGTCGTACCCATCACACTCCCAATCCTGAATATAGCCACTGGAACCGTGCTATCATTGGCAAGGCTGAGCAGTGGATTCCTTTACCTGAGCAGGGTAGGTCAGACTATAAGTGTCAGTATAAGACTGCCAATGGTTGGTTTGATCAAAAAGATGCTCAACTGAAAAAAGAAGTTCAGGAGGCGGATCAAGCCGCTTAACTTTTGGTTGACTTTGTCGCTGTAATAAGTATAATATATACATTAGGTAGGAGAAATAGATGGACACACTAGAAGTAAAACAACCAAAGATCAGTAGCGACCCTAAAGCAACTGCTCATAAGGCTTTGGATACTATTCCAGAAACTACTCTTAGCAAGAAAGAAATTGAAGATAGATTGATTTCTGCTAGGATTTCCATGCTTCTTAATTGTCCTTTCTATGGTAACTTGGCTTGTCGTCTAGAGATGAAAGACGCAACTGACTGGTGCCCAACTGCCGCAACTGATGGCAAATATTTTTACTATAACAGAGATTTTGTTTCTGCATTGTCAATGGGCAACCTTGTATTCCTTTGGGGTCATGAGGTAGAGCATTGTGTATACGATCACTTTGGTAGACGAGGTGAACGTGATCCTATGCTGTGGAACATTGCAAATGACTACATTGTAAACGGAGACCTTATTGAAGGTAACGTTGGTGAGAAGATTACACTTGTTGAAATATGTCATGATTACAAATATCGTGGTTATACTTCAGAAGAAGTGTACGCAGAATTATTCCAACAGGCTGAAGAAGAAGGTCGTGTTATAAATGTATCTACACTTGATGTACACTTAGATATGGAAGATGGTGATGATGAGGGTGCAGGTACTAATGCCAATGGTCAAGAAGGTAACGCAGAAGGCAAAGGTAAAGGTCCAGCAAAATATACTGCTGATGAAAAACGTGCTATAAAAGAAGCATTTAAGAACGCAACTATCCAAGCGGCAAAGAGTGCCGGTGCTGGTAACTTGCCAAGTGGTGTTAAACGACTTGTAAACGATCTAGTAAATCCTCAACTTAGTTGGAGAGAAATATTACCACAACAAATTCAAAGTGTAATCAGAAGTGATTACAACTTTAATACTCCTTCACGTAAAGGTATTGGTGAGGGTATTTGGATGCCAGGCTTAGATCGTGAGCAAACAATTGATGTTGCTATTGCTATGGACACATCAGGTTCTATGACAGATGATATGAGCCGAGATATTCTCAGTGAAATAAAAGGTTGTATGGATCAGTACACAGATTTTAAAATACACTTGTTCTGTTTTGACACCGAAGTACATAATCCACAAGAGTTTACTGCTAATAATATGGATGAGTTTATGGACTACGAAGTTATGGGCGGTGGTGGAACTGAGTTTGATGTATGTTGGGATTACATGAAAGAAAATGGTATCCAACCTAAGAAGTTTATTATGTTCACAGATGGTTATCCATGGTCCAGTTGGGGCGATGAATCATACTGTGACACTTTGTTTATTGTACACGGCGGAGGTTATGGTGGTGAGAAACCAGTAGCACCTTTCGGTATAACTGTACCATACGAAAGAGAGAAGTAATGTTAGAAGTAATTGGTTTTATTGCATTGGCGTATCTATTTTTTAGATTTATGCCTACAATTTTAGAATACATATTTAAGTTTGCAATTATCTGTATAGGCTTTGTTGCATTCTTAATTATTTGCAATTGGATTTTATATCACATATGAACATAAATGAATTGTTTAGTGTAGAAGGAAAGGTTGCAGTTGTTACTGGTGGCTCTAAAGGCATTGGTAGAATGATTGCAACTGGTTTAGCAATGAATGGTGCTAAGGTATACATTACTGCTAGACATGGCTCAACCCTACAAAAAACACAAAGCGAACTGTTAGAAAAATACAATGCAGATGTTTATGCTATTCCATGTGATTTAAGCACACAGGATGGGATAGATGTATTGTACAAAGAAGTATGTGCTAGAGAGAATGGTATAGACATTCTAGTAAACAATGCCGGCTTGGCAAACGGCGAAGACTTTGATTCTTTCTCAGAATCTAATTGGGATAAAGTATTAGATCTTAATGTTAAGAGTGTATTCTTTTTAACACAAAAGTTTAAAAAGTTACTAACAACAAATGCAACATCAAGTGACCCATCGAGAGTTGTAAACATTGGGTCAGTTGCTGGACTAGTAAATCCAGGAAACGATACATACGCATACAGTACATCTAAAGCCGCAGTACATCATTTAACAAGAAGTCTTGCAGGTAGACTTGTTAAAGAAAACATTTTAGTAAATGCTATTGCACCAGGACCATACCCAAGTGATTTACTTGGACCAGCAATAGGATTTAATTATAGCATGGTCGAAGAAGCCAATCCAAGAGGTAGGATTGGTACACTTGAAGACATATCTGGTCTTGTAATATTTTTATGTTCGAGAGCAGGTGCATTTACTGTTGGAGAAACTATTACTTCTGACGGTGGTGTAACTAAAACAACGGAGCATTGGAAATGATTAAAAAATTTAATAGACTTACTGAAGATGAATTTGTGTTGTTAAAAGGCACAGAAAAAATGGTCAACATGATTTCTAACAAATATTACACAGATCAATATTCACTTGTTGAATGGTTAGAAGATAACGCAACAGGATCTTTTTGTGTAGTTAAACACTTACAAGGTTGGATTTTGTATCTAGAAAGTTCAAGCGATATTATGAATGCCCAGCAGTACTGCGAGCCAGTTTCGGAACCAGCACCTGCAATCCATTCGGTAAATATCGTTGATGAAACCAAATACTAATCTATGGTCCTGTAATGAATGGGACACTCTCAAAGAAGTAATTATAGGAACGGCCGTAGACGCCAATATTCCAAACGGCGACCTTTCGCACCATGCAACCAACTATGCTAATCTAAGTGCTGAACAGTATGCACAAATGCCTAAGGGTAGATACCCAGAGCATGTATATCATGAAGCAGAAGAGGATTTAGACGCATTGTGCAACGTTCTAAGCAACGATTTCGGTGTAAAGGTACATAGGCCTAACCTAAATGCTGTAGACTTTACAGCAAACGTTAGCAACGGCTTATGGGACACAGACCAATACGAAGCATACTGCCCACGTGATAGTGTTACTGTGATAGGTGACAAAATCATAGAAGGTGCTATGAGTTTGAGAGCAAGGTATCATGAAACCTTTCTATTCAGAGACCTATTCCAAGAGAAGATGATGGGTGGTGCTAATTGGTTACAGATGCCTAAGCCACGTTTACAAGATGATTTATTTAAAATACAACCAGGCAGAGACCCAAGTGTAAACAACAATGAGCCTATATTAGACCCTGCTAACCTCATACGCATGGGTTACGATATACTATATCTTATATCCAATACTGGTAATGAAATGGGTGCTAAGTGGTTACAGAACGCACTAGGCCCCGACTTTAAGGTACACATGATGCATGACTTATACAGTTGGGCACATGTCGACAGTACCATTATGCCACTGAGACCTGGACTAGTAGTTTTAAATGCTAGTAGGGTTGATAAAGATAAGGTGCCTGCTATATACAAAGATTGGGATAAGATTTGGTACACAGAAGAAATGTGTGTAGGGCAACCATGTTTAGAAGATTATGCTCCAGCAAGTAGTTGGATTGGTATGAACGTACTCAGCATAGATCCACAGCATGTATTAGTACCAAGTGATGAGATACCACTAATGAAAGCAATGGAACAGAATGGCATAACACCAGTTCCTGTCCAAATGCGCCATATGAGAACTCTAGCAGGTGGTCCACATTGTGTGAGCCAAGACTTAGTCAGAGAAGGCAAACTTGAACAGTACTAATATAATTGTATTATCAGCATACCGATGTGGTTCTTCATATGCTACAGAAAAACTAGCAGAAAAACATAATATAGAAAAGAATATGTATGAAAATATACATGCTGTAGATAGTAATTGTATTGTTAAAGTTAAACTACCACATAATAAGACTTGGGCAATAGAAAACATATCAAACAACATTGCGTATTATTTGACTAGAGATAGAATAGATCATATACTAGATTTAATTGCAAGTGAACAAGAAATTGACATAGTAGAAGATTGGGAAACAGAACCAGTAGACATTGTTGTAAATAATGTAGATAAAATCATAGAAGTAAATGAATATCTAAACAGCATAGATACTATTATTCTTGAACTAAAAGAATATAACAAGGGTATTGATATAACTCTTGAAGAACTTAAAGATGCTGATCCTAAGCAACAACCAAAACGAATATATAATTACATAAATGAACTTCCTAATTATAGACACATGGACATACGTGAAGCAGTAAAGGATATTGTAAATGTATAAGTGTATATGTCATGCTGTAAAAGAGAGTGACGTTGATCGATATCATCTAATAGGTACCAAGTGCGGTAAGTGTCTAAAATGTCCCATGGGCAAGAAGATGCAAAAAAAGTTCAAAAAGAAAAACACTAAGTTATTGAAAAAACTAAAGAAGATAGCATAAATATTAGGTTGACTTAGCAACACATTTTGCTATAATATACAGTATGAGTAACGGATTTCTAGTAGTAGGTGACGTTCATAACGAAGTCACAATGATGCAACAGGCAGTAGATTTTGCTACGGCGGCAGACCTACGTTTGGTGTTTGTGGGTGACTTGGTAGACTATGGACCAGAGCCTTTAGCAACTATTGAACTTGCAAACAAGTTAGCAGAAACTACTGATACCGTTTTCATTGAAGGCAACCACGATAACAAAGTTGCTAGATTCTTAAAAGGTAACGACATAACCATATCACATGGTATGCACATTACTGTAAATTTACTTAAAGAAAACAAACAAGCAGGTGAGATGTTTAACAATGTCTACAGCAAAATGGTTTCATTCTTTAGAGTACATAATACTGTAATGGCACACGGTGGTGTACATGGTGACTTTTGGACTGGTGATACAGAAAGTGGCAATGTTAAGTCTACATTCTTGTATGGGCAAGTAGATAGAGAAGCAGGATTTATAGAACGCAATGGCATGAACTATCCTCACAGAGTATACGGATGGACTGATCTTATTCCAAAAGATCACAAGGTTATAGTTGGTCATGATAGAAGTCCGTTTGAACCAATACCTCAATTTGATTCTAACATAAACGAAATTGTGTTTAGAACCAATGACCTAGGTGGCGAAGTAGTGTTCACAGACACTGGTGCTGGTAAAGGTGGATTTGTATCAGGTGTTATCTTAGACCCTTTAGGAGCAGTAATTGACACCACAACATTCAAAAACTAGCCTTTTTTCAGACGTGGGTAAATTAAAACCCAATAAATATATCAGTAACATTTTAAATAAATGGAGAAATAAAATGGCAAAGAAAGATAAAGTTGAAGCAACTACAGAAGAAGCAGTTGTTGATAACGCAGTTGATACCGGTGCTGGCGAAACTGAATTTACAGGTGAACAACCAGAAAGTATTTCATTAGTAGACTTAGACCGAATCGCACAAATTATCGATTTAGCATCTAGTAGAGGTGCATTCAGAGGTAACGAACTAGCATTTGTTGGTAACCTATATAATAAATTGTTTAACTTTTTGAGTATTGTAAAAGCTCAACAAGAAGCAAACGCAGAAAGCAAAGGTGAAGAAGCACCTGAGGAAACTGCAGGAGAATAGTATGGCACAATTATTAAAACACGTTGGCTTATATGGTGAAAAACCATGCGTAGTAGTTTTTAGAGAACTACCAGAAGAGCCGTCAAATGCATTGATTTGCATTAGCAGTAGCCTTGAAGGACAATTACATGACGATGTTATGTCAGTAGTTGACAGTCATGAAGGACAAGAGTCTAACAACATTAGCGAAGTTCTATTTAGACGTAGACTTAGCGATGGTGAAAACATGTTAGAAGCATTACATAATAGACAGAAACTTACTAAAGTTCCAGTCAACATGGTAACACTTACTCCTTTACCGAACCAATCAGTAGCATTAGAAGATGTAAACAAAGAACTAAAGCAGATTGAAAATGGTAGTAACCCTGCACTAAAAACTGAAACAGATCCGCAGGTATTAGAATCAACAACTACTACTGCTGATATGTTAGGTGAGTCTGTACCGGAAGGTGAAGACAAAGATGCAGTTGCTAAAAATCTTTTAACTCAAGCAGAATTGTTAGAAGAAGATGCAAAAGCCATAATGGCAGATGCAGAAGCCAAGAAAGCAGAAGCATATTCAATTGCTCCTGACTTGGCACCAAAGAAAGGTCCTGGCAGACCTAAAAAAGTAGTCTAGTATTACTTTAAACATTTAACTCGGTAGGAGAAAGGGTGTCGAAACACGACGTTAAAATTTTGTTGGTTGCAAAACACAGCAAAAATAAAAAGTTTGAGTCATTACTCAAGGAAGTCTTCCCCAGTGAAGTTCCTGTAGAAATGATAGATAACATACTGATAGATTTTGTAGACGGCACACAGGCTAAGATGGATCATAGCGAACTCAAACATCCTTTGCCAACAGCACCAAATAAGACATGGGCCGCTTTGATCCAAGCCTTTACTAACGTAAAGCAGATAACTATCGTAGTTGATGTAAACAAAGTAGAATCCACAGTAGGTGGAGAAGTATCTAATATATTAGATAAACATTTCAAATGAAAATAGCAATTACCGGACACTCTAGTGGACTAGGTCAAGAAATAGATGCTATTGTTGACTTAACCATGGACTGTACCGTAAGAGGTTATAGTAAGAGGAATGGTTGGAACATTGCAGAAGACAATGGCGAAAAAGTAATTGCTGATATATTAGAATTTGATCCAGACATTGTATTCAACAATGCATATTACCCAGGTATACAAAATAGAATACTAGATAGATTGTATAACGAATGGTCAGACACCGACAAAGTAATAATGAACACTGGTAGCATCAGTGGGTACTTAGGTCCAATCATTGGTGATGAACCTGACTATGTTAAAGATAAAAGAGCATTAGCAGAGTATTGTATACTTAACAGTTTTAACTATAAAGTAAATAACAGTTGCAGGATACAATGCATTAGTTTTGGATTTATTGATACTCCATTGTTGAACCTATCAAAGGAAGATAATACACCAAATATGATATCAGTAAATGATGCGGCATTCTTAATGGTAGATACAGCATTCAAAGAACAGCCATTTTTAGTACCTGAAATGGTAATAAATCCCATCCAGCATGACGATGTTATGCTCAAATACTACAAAATAGCCACAAAGAACATGCTAAAACACGTGGCTAGAAGTAATAGAAACTTAAAATCTAAGTAAATCAAGCACTTACAGTCCTAAAATTTACCACTTTTTTTGGTTAAAAAGGTTGACCTGACCACCGTATTTTGCTATAATATGTACATAATTTAAACAAAAGGTAGGACTTATGATATTAGATAACGAAGTAAAAATTGCAGGTGAAACAGTTCGTAAACAACGTTTTGGTTTAGCATCTATAAACAATGAGAACAAGACGTTCACAGGCGATGTTCTTTTCACATCACAGAAAGGTAACAACTTCTCAAAGAGTATTGAAGAGAAGTTTGAAGATACTGCTCAGGTAAATGGACTTACTGTATGGAAGTCAAACGGAGCAATTCCTTTTCCAGACATGCTGTTGGACTTTGTTCAAATCGGTGGTATTACTTTGGAGCAGGCTGAGTTCTCTATTCTTCAAAGACAGAAAGACGATTCAGCATCATTGGACACTCTTTACAGAGCAGAAGATGGTAACATTTATTTAGGCGAAGGTGCTCTTGATTATCGTGACGAGCGTCTTGCAAAAATTAAGGAGGCAGTATAATGTTGACAGCAGAAATTCATCAACTAGCAACTCGCAATGCCGAGATTGCAACTAAAAATTACATTGACACTAACGGAGAGGCTCCGTTCAACTGTGGCTTTGCATGGGTATCAGCAGGTATCAAAGGCAACACTAAATTAGGTAAGAGTTTTATTGCTCAAGGCTTTAAGAAAAGTTACACTGGAGGATACCAAATTTGGAATCCAAGTGGTAATTACACTCAAGACATGAGTGCAAAAATGGCAGGCTGTGAAGCATACGTTGAAACAGTAGAACGTTACTTGCCAGAAGTCAAACTGTATGCAAGTCAGAGGTTAGACTAATGCCAAGAAAGTATATCATAACTGACATTGATGGTGTTGTATTAGACTGGGAAGAAGGTTTCTCAGTTTGGATGGAACATCATGGTCACCAATTAGTTGAAGGTTATCAGTTTAAGTATAACATTGGTGAAAGGTATGGTATGACTTATGAGGCTGGTAGTAAATTGGTTAAGCAATTTAATGAGAGTGCCGCAATTGGTTTTCTTCCTCCGCTTAGAGATGCACAATACTATGTAAAAGTATTACACGAAAAGCATCAGTATAAGTTTGTTGCTCTAACCAGTTTAAGTTTAGATCCTTATGCTAAAGAACTAAGGACTAGAAACCTTAAGAAACTAATGGGCGAAGCATTTGAAAAAATAATTTGTCTAGACACTGGTGCAGACAAAGATGAGGATCTTGAAGCACTATCAAAAATTAAAAAGTACGCAGGTGCTTGGTGGATTGAAGACAAGCCTGATAACTTACTTGCTGGTAGTAAGCAAGGATTCAAAGGCATACTAATGGAGCATGGACATAACATGCACAAAAAAGTAGATGGATATGTTGCTAAAAATTGGGAAGATATCTATCAACACGTTATTGCAGAGGATAAAGGAACTGTAAAGTATGAGCGATAAAATGACTTTTACCGCACGTGAATTGATTGCAATGGCAGTTGCAGTTGATCGTTATGTTGGCGGCTATGTTAAAAGGCATGAGACTGATAAGGAACATCCTATTCGTCACATGACTAACTTTAGTTACCTAATGGGTGTTGCTAAGAAGCAACCTAATGCTAAAGATATTGAAGTCTTTGACGAGGACTACACAACTGCTGATGAAATCATTGAATACTTTGAAGGGTTGATCTTTAAAGCAATGGAACGTAATCTTAGCGAATACGAAGAGAAGATTACTGAGATTATCCGAGCAGAAGATCTTAATGTTAAAGGCGGAGACAATAGGATTCCTATTATTCCAAGTCTACCTAATGTGTTTCGCAACAACCAAAAGCATGATGTATGGAGCGATGAAGAACGTTCTTTGCGTAAAGTTTCTGACTATGTTGGTACTCTTAAAACTCGTGGAGACTTTGTAGGTACTGTAAAGCACGTCAGAGAAATGCGTAGAACTAACAGTTTATTGGTTGCAATTCTCACAGAAGATAACAATATTATCAAGTTTTTCTATGACTTATTCCGTGATAATACTATCAGAGACACTCTTAAAGTGGGGAATACTGTTACATTTAGTGGTTATGTAAAGGCACATGACGTATCTAAGTTTAGCAAGTGTAAAGAGACCTTCTTAAACAGAGTCAGTATAGACAAAGAAGATAAATAGTAATATAACTTAGAACTAGTCTGTAAGACTAGACAGTATTTAAATACTGAATCGGAGTATATTACATATGGCAGTCTTTATGAATGCCAAAGGTACATCCAATACCGAATTTATGTTTGGTAAACGTGGTGGTAAAATCTTTGGTGGAACATCGACTCCAAGCGGTGCGGCAGTAGGTGACTTGTGGTTTGATAAGTCAAATAGTGCTCTTAAACTTGCTGGTGGGTCAGAAGGATCAATTACATGGTCAAACTTAACCGTTCAAGGTGGTTCAATCAGTGCGGCTGATTTAGAAGTTTCAGGTAATTTAATTGTCAGTGGTACAACAACTACTCTTAACACTCAAACTCTTAACGTAGAAGATAACATCATTGTATTAAACAGTAACTTTAGTGGTGCTGATAATATTGTTGATGCTGGTTTAGAAGTTGAAAGAGGAGATGAAACCAACGTAACATTCCTATGGGACGAGTCAGAAGGTGAATGGACATTAGGTGATGAAGTACTTAATGCTGGTGCCTTTATTGGTAACTTAACAGGTGATGTAACAGGTAATGTGCAACCGAACGGTGGACCTAATAGTGTAACTGCTAATACTTTAACTGCTAGTGCAACACTAAACGTTACAGGAGCAACTATAACAGGTCTCAGTACATCAAGTGTAAGCGAAGGTTCCAATAAGTATTACACAGACGAACGTGTAGATGATAGAGTAAATGCTCTTATTCAAGGTGGTAATGGTATTACATCTACATACGATGATAGTGCTGGTACACTAACAATCAGCAGAGATGCAGACTTAGATGTAGGCGACTTTGTTGATGCGGCTTATATGACTACTGGTGAAACTTGGGCAGATGACGATAGTACATTTGCTACAACGGCCGCTATTGCTGACAGAATTGATGTGCAAATAGCCGCAAGTGATAGTGCTGTACACATTACAGGCAATGAAATTATCACAGGTAGCAAAACAATTAGTGGTGCTACACTTACTCTTACTGCAAACAGCACGTTAGACGTAAGCAACGCAACTGTAACAGGTGCTAATAGCGACAGCATTAGCGAAGGCTCAACTAACTTATACTACACTAACCCAAGAGCTAGAGCGGCAATCAGTGTAACTGATGACTCAACTGCTGGTAACGAACTTAGTTATAATAGTTCAACTGGTGTTATTAGTTGGGCAGGTGCTAGTTCAAGTACAACTAATGTAGAAAAAGTTACTGCATTATCGTTTGGGCAACTAACAGACTACGGTACTATATCAGGTAGTACAACACTTACAAGTGACTTTGGTAATGTAGCATCAGCGAACCTTACATACAGCGACACAGGGTTTATATTTAAAGACTCAGGCTTACCGCAACTACCTAGTTATCTAGTTTCAACATTACCTAGTGGTGTTAGTGCAGGTGACTTAGCACTATGTACAAACGAAAATGGTGGTGCAACTGTAGTATTCTTTGATGGTAGTAACTGGCGTAGAATGTCCGATAGAGCCGTTGCTAGTTAAACCTTCCACCTCAACATTAAACTATTTCTAAAGTCTCCCTCAGCAATATTTGTAGGTGCTTGATGCCATGTACCATCAAAATTCGGTGCAATAAACATACAGTTTGGTCTAAATGGTAAGGTTATAACACATTTAAAATGCTCCTCACAATCCTTTTTAACTATATGCGGTCCACTTGTGCCAGGATCTTGTATTGTATGTTCTGCTATATTGTCACCTATGTATTCATATAGTTTGGTACCATATGCTACTTGGCTTATATCTTTAGGCAAATATATTAAGCAACTAAGTGTAAAGATTGTGTCTTTGAAAGCATCGGTGTGTATATCATCTATTAGCAATTCATTAGAGTCTTTCCAAAATCTTGTAGTAGGTAATACTTCCTGTCCCTCAAATGATAAACCAAACTTATCAGCAACTACATGAAAGAACTTATTTGCCATTTTATTAAAGTATCTAATATCTGCTTGGGATTCATTATCCATATCTAAAGCATACTCTATTCTATTACTGACTTCTAACTCTAATAAATCTTGAATCAAGCCTTCAGCAGTATCAAACTCTGTAAACTTTCTATAGTCATCTGTTTTAATTATCTCAGGTACAAACATATGGGGCCAAGGATCATTGAGAACTTCACTATTCTCAACTTGGCTTATCATATGATTAAATTGATTTGTAATATCCGTAAGCATGATTTCTTTCCATCTGTGTGTTTAGTATAGGACTGCTATGCCAAGCATGTATAGAACGCGGCATAAAGTAAACAAGTCCTGCGTTGAAAGGTAACTGATCTATGAGATTGCAATCTTGTCTTATTAAACTTTTGTCTAAATCTGTTTGGTGCTCTTTAGGCTTCCAAAATTGTGTACCATACTGTTCTAGTGTAGTATCTTGTGGCAAGTACAACCCAAATGTAATATCAAAGTCTTTGTAGTCAACGTGTACATCGTTTACACGAAACTTTTCTGTGTCTTGCCATAGCCACATACTGGTTTTATATTCGTGTTCTAACTCAAACTTATCTGCTATAGCACAACGCACATATTCATTATCAAAAACTAAATCAAATAGCATTTGATACACAGGATCAAAGTCTATGTCTTGTTGTAGTCTGCCTTGCACTTCTATTTCGTACATGTCTTTAGGCCAACTATCTATTAAGTTTACAAGTAGTTCTGGGTGTATAAAGTTTTCTATTACTAGTTTGTGATTAGTTATTTTAGCATCACGTATACCTTTGAGAGCATACTCTGTCCAATGATGTAATACAAAATCATCTATACTTTCTACCATACCACCTTCAAGTAGTATTGGTAGTCTTGGATACCAAGGTTTGGCATCCATAGGTAAGTGTGTGCAACTATTCATTAGTCCGCATACTTTACATTTGATACGTGGGAAATCTGGATTGTACTCAGATGGGTGGAAAGGTATTCCGTTTTTGTCTCTAGCCATTTATATTTCTACGGATGCTTCAAAACTAAATTGCATCTCATCAAATAAATCAAATAATTCTTCTGCAATTTCATCACCCTCTTCTGGGGTAATCTCTTCGTCTAAAACAATCTCGTAAATATATAAAGCACCTTGATCATCTTCATCTGTGTAAGATATTACGTCAATGCCTACCTTCTCTTTACCATCGTCGTAAGCAATTAGTAGTTTGGTTGCAACTACTTCTTGTACTATATCAAAGTACTCGATTACATCATTGTCCTCGAGCTCTTCTCTGGTAACTATTCTTACAAAATGTTTAGTAAACATATAATATCCATATGCAAGGGCTCATGGCCCTTACTTTAACTTATACTTATCTGGTTTTTACTGTTTGCCGAATGCTTTTCCGGCTTCAGCAATACCAAAACTACCTAGACAAACCACAACAAATGATGTATAAATGGTATCGGAAATCTTTAAATCCATTCCCCAAAAACCTGTTACCAGGTCTACTATACCAAATGCTAACATCATAATAAAAGATGCAAAACCAATGATACTTTTCTCATTGATGTCATTCTCATCTCTAAACAAAGCACCAAAAGAAAACTTCTCTTTGGGCTTTGCGGCCGCTGTAGCAATCTGTAGTTCTTTAGAGAGTGCTTCCATCTCTCTGATTTTGTCTTGAGCCTCATCTAGTTTCAAGACCATTTCCGTGTATCTCGCGACATCAATCTCAACGTTACCTTGACTAATTTTTTTACCTTCTTCGCTCATCGTTTCTCCTACAAAACTCTGTTACTGTGTTATAGTTGTATTTATCACTTGACACGGCCTAAATAATCATGTATAATTGCTTACAACGGTTAAATATACACACTTAAGGAATAACACATGGCATTTAATAAAGTTTTTAACGAAGAAGAAAAAGCAAGACTAAAGAAATTAGTACAAGAAGGTGATCAAGTATTATACGAACTTGATGCACTTAACGAAGGGCTCAGAGATACTGTGAAAGCAATCGCAGAAGAAATGGACCTCAAACCTAGCATTTTAATGAAAGCAATTAAGATTGCTCATAAGGCTAAGTTCACAGACGAAAGAGATAACTTTGATGAACTGGAAACAATTCTAGAAACAGTTGGTAAAACTCTTTAATTTTATAAGTATAATTGGTATTGCGTCAGCCTAAAGTGATGCTTGGAGATAGATATACATGAGTTACGTTGATGCGTTTCATGACACCACGAAGGACAAGATCCTCGTATCCGAAAGAGTAGATGGTAAGAGACATATTGTCACTCTACAACCTGAATACAATTTTTATTATGCTGACCCACGTGGTAAAGCAAGAAGTGTCTATGGCGATCCTGTAACTGAAGTACGTTGTAAATCTCTAAAGGACTTTAGAAAGAACGTAGCAATCAATAAGAAAAGCGGAAAGATGTTTGAAACAGACGTCCGCCCTATCAATAAAACACTAGAAAAGAATTATCTCAACGCAGAGATACCTAAACTACATACAGCATTTTTTGACATCGAGGTTGACTTTGATCCTGTAAAAGGATTTAGTTCGCCTGAAGATGCATTTATGCCTATTACTGCAATAGGTGTATACTTAGATTGGATGGATGCTATGGTATGTTTAGCAGTACCACCTAAAACATTAGACTGGCAACAAGCACAAAACATTGCTAATGGTATGCCTGAAGTAATGTTATTTAAAGATGAAGCAGAAATGCTTAATACGTTCCTTACACTCATAGATGATGCAGACATACTAAGTGGTTGGAACAGTGAAGGTTATGACATACCTTATACTACTAATAGGATTATTAAGATATTAGGTAAAAGCGAAACAAGACGTTTGTGTTTGTTTGGACAGTTTCCTAAAGAGCGTAAGTATGAAATGTTTGGCAGTGAACGACAAAGTTATGATCTCATTGGGAGAGTTCACTTAGACTATTTGCAACTGTATAGAAAATACAACTATGAAGAACGCCATAGTTATAGATTAGACTTTATTGGTGAGATGGAACTCGGTGAGAAGAAGGTTGTTTATGAAGGTAGTTTAGATAGACTATACAATCATGACTTTGAACGTTTCTTAGAATACAATATTCAAGACGTATTGTTGATTGCTAAGATGGATAAGAAATTACAGTTCATTGACTTAGCAAACACTATTGCACATGATAATACTGTATTACTTCCAACTACAATGGGAGCAGTTGCAACTACAGAACAAGCAATTATCAACGAAGCACATCTACGTGGATTCTGTGTTCCAGATAGAATTAGAAGCAAAGCAGAAAACACACAGGCCGCTGGTGCTTATGTGGCTTTCCCTAAGAAAGGTATGCATGAATGGATAGGTTCAATGGACATAAACAGTCTATATCCTAGTGTGTTTAGAGCATTGAATATGGCTCCAGAAACCATTGTTGGACAACTTAGACCAGAATTCACAGACGAAGAAATAGAAAATAAACAGAAGTTAGAAAAACTATCATTTGCTGATTCATGGTTAGGCAAGTTTGGTAGCAATGAATATGAAATGGTAATGGCTAAAGATGTTGATACTGTTATGAAACTAGACATGGAAGATGGTACTAGTGTAGATGTTACTGGTGCTGATGTATACAATTTAGTATTCCACAGTGGTCAACCTTGGAACATAAGTGCTAACGGAACTATATTTAAAACAGATGTACAAGGTATTGTACCTGGACTACTGGAGAGATGGTATGCAGAACGACAAGAACTACAAGCAAAGAAAAAGAATGCTACAACAGAAGAAGAAAAAGCATTTTATGACAAGCGACAACTTGTTAAAAAGATCAACCTTAACAGTTTGTATGGTGCTATTCTCAATCCTGGTTGTAGGTTCTTCGACAAACGTATTGGGCAATCAACAACACTCACAGGTCGTGCTATTACAAAACACATGGGAGCAGAAACAAATAGAATGTTTACAGGAGACTATGATCATACCGGAGAGACTATCGTCTACGGAGATACAGACTCTGTTTACTTCTCCGCTGTTCCGTCATTGCCGGCTGATGTTAGCCTAGATATGCAAAGTGCTATCACATTGTATGATCACATTTCAAATACAGTCAGTGATACATTCCCACAGTTTATGAAGGATAGTTTTAACGTACCACTTAAGATTGGTAGTGTTATCAAAGCAGGTAGAGAAGTAGTTGGTAAGAGTGGACTGTTTATTACTAAGAAGAGATATGCTATCAAGTGTTTAGACATTGAAGGCTATCAACCAGAAGGTGGTAAACTAAAAATTATGGGTATGGATATCAAGCGAAGTGATACTCCTGAGTTTGTACAGGAATTCCTTGAAGAGATACTAGACTCTGCATTAGAAGGTATGCCAGAGAAAGAAGTTATACAAAAGATAAAAGACTTCAAAGTAACATTTAAAGAATTAGAACCATGGAAGAAAGGTATGCCTAAAAGGGTAAACAACTTAACCATGTACACCAAGAAGTATAGAAAGCAAACTAATATGAAAAGTAATACAAATCTATACAAATTAGAAAAACTAAAAGAAGAAACAGAGAACAAAATGATTCCTGGGCATGTTAAGGCAAGTATAGTATGGAATGACCTTAAGTTTGCTAACAGTGATCAATACAGTTTAAGCATTATGGATGGTGCAAAAGTTGTAGTATGCAGACTTAAAAATAATCCTATGGGTTATACAAGTATTGCATATCCAACAGACGAACTAAAGATTCCACAATGGTTTAAAGAATTACCTTTTGATGATGAAGGTATGGAAAGTGCAGTTCTAGATAAAAAGATACAAAACGTGTTAGGCGTACTTGGATGGGACTTGTCTAGAGCAAATGATAATGAGGTTATGGATAATTTCTTTGAATTTTAATCGAAAAAAAACATGAGAATTTACTTGACTTTTCTAAATAAGTGTACTACAATATACAGAATAATATTCTACGGAGAAATAAATGGCGAACAATTATATTAAAGATTATTTCAAAGATGTACTAAGACATACACATAGTCTTGGTGTGTTTGAAATGGTAAAAATTAAAGGCACTACTGAACTTACAGAGTTAGAGACTGTTGACGCAGACAAAACTGTAATTCTTAAAGGACAAAGTGTAAACCCTGTACCCGACTTTGCAGAAGCAACTGTTGGACTAAGCAGAATGAGTGTGTTAGATGGATACTTAAAGTTTCCAGGCTTTGACAGTGACGATGCTACTGTTGAAATACAAACACAGAACAGAAACGATGAGGATGTACCAGTAGAGGTAGCATTCAAAAGCACAGAAGGTACCGATGCTAATTATAGATTCATGTTAGCAGATGTAATCAATCAGCAACTTAAAGATATTAAGTTCAAAGGTGCTGAGTTTGATGTAAACATTTTACCTACTGCAAAGAATTTAAAAGACTTAGGGTATTTTAACAGCATATTAGGAACATTTGAGGGTAACTTCAGTCCTAAAACAGAAGGCAGTGCATTGTATTTTCACATTGGAGATGGCGGTAGCGACAGAACTAAAGTACTAATCAACGACAATGTCGATGGTGAGATTACTAATGACTGGAGTTGGCCTTTAGATATCGTGTTAAAGATTCTTAGATTAGGAGATAACAGTAACTTAGTAATGAGTATCAACAACCAAGGACTGCTACAAATTAAGGTAGATAGTGGCTTAGGTATTTACACATATTTACTTCCAGCAAGGAGATAGCATGAACGACTTAGTAGAAATATTATGTAGAATGTCGCAAGAGCAACTACACGAATTCGCCAAAGCATGTATGGACAAAGGCATTGCTACACCATTAGAGTTTGCACTACACACAGAACAGTTAGATGCTGACCTTGATTTTATTAAAGAGAGTGCATAATGGACTTAGGTAAAAGACAGTTAGACTATGCTGTATATTTGCCGGCTATTAGCAGTTTCTATGTAAAGCAAGTAGATAAGATTCTAAACAAAGACCCTGCAAACAGTAGAACACCTGCAGGATTTGAACATGGTAACGAAGGCTTAGACTTTCTAAAAGCCAAAGACACATACTTCCATTATCCATATGGATTATATTCAGCCGGTCATGCTCACTTAGACATTGCTAAAAGTCATAAAGACGAGCCAATGATACAGGAAAGAGATAGAAACGAATGTAAAGTAATACTAGGTGACTCAGGTGGTTTCCAAATTGCTACAGGCGTTATGAAAATGGATTGGGACAACGCAAAAGATCCTAACGATCCTGCTCGTACAAAGATGTGTGAAAAGATATTACGTTGGTTAGAGCATACAGCAGACTGGAGTATGACATTAGACATTCCAGCCTTTGCCGCAGTTGAACCACTAAGCAGTAAAACAGGACTAACAGAGTTTAAAGATACATTAGATATCAGTTTACTTAACTTGCACTACTTTGTGGAAAACAGAGTACCAGGTGCAACTAAGTTCTTAAATGTACTAAGTGGTACAGACGAAGCAACAAGTAAAGAATGGTACAATCAAGTTAAGAACTTTAGTGACCCAAGTTTTGTTGCACAGGCTTATGGTGATGAGAATAGAACACTAGAAGGCTATGCATTTGCTGGTATCAATATGAAAGATATGAGTTGTGTATTAAACAGACTGCTAGACTTACGTGAAGATGGTTTATTAGAAGGCAAAGATTGGATACACTTCCTAGGTACAGGTAAACTACAATGGGCATGTTTCTTAACAGCAATACAAAGACAGTTAAGAAAATATGACAATCCTAACATTACATTAAGTTTTGATGCCGCTAGTCCATTTGTGAATACAGCATACGGACAAACTTATGCACACAATTTCTTTGAGCCAGGTAAGTTTGGTTACTTCATGGACAGAGCATTTGATCAACAATCATTTAAAAACAGCACAATGCCTGCACCGTTTGGACATTCACCAGTAATGCAAAGACTTACAATGGGTGACTTATGTCCTATGGAGGCTGGAGACTTAGATAAAAATGGTAAAGCAAAACTATCTGAAGGTCAACCTTTAGTAGACAAAGAAGGTAAGCCTAAACTAGATGCTGAAGGCAATCCAATGATAGCAGAAAGAGACAGCACTAGTTGGGACACACAGAGTTATTTGTATTACATGGCTCACAGTGTGTTCAACCACATTGACGCAGTACAAGAAGCAAACAGACTTGCTGATGTAGAACGTTATAGAGAAACATTAGATTACAAGAACTGGAGAAAGCCTACTAAGAAAAGCAGTAAGGCACAAGAAGTATCTCCGTATGTTCCTGCTAATATTTTATACTTCCAAAAGTTTGCAGAGGATCTATTTGATCCTAGTAATCCAAATCCAAGAGGTATGGTAGCAGACCATAGAGAGTTCTTAACACATATAGGTTTCGCTGGAGAAGATGATGGCGATAACGAAGAAGTAATGGATACATTTTTTGAGTTTTAATTATGGGTATAGTAGATAATATAAAATATTATGCAAACAAAAGTTGGATACTAACACTAGACTTTATAGATTGGCACAAAGACTTTACAAATGATATAGCACACAAATACAATTTATGTCCTTGGGCAATGGGCCTTATAGGTTTTGCTAAAGGTGTGTTTGTAGTATTATTATTGCAGTGGTTATTTTAAATGGATAGAGAAGGTTATACAGAAGATACTAACTTCTTTATAGGAACTGAAGTAGAGCATACACCTATGTATGGTCAACGAACATTGTTTGTTATTGGCTTACAGAATCCTAAAGAAATATTAGCAAGGGCATTAAACAACAAGTGTCCTCATATCTATCTAGGTGCTAATCAAAGTTTTAATCCATCGCACACAAGCCAAGATCCAGATGATCAAAGTTGGAGAGATTGGGACTTTATGGTAATGGAACTGTTGAAGAACGATGTATGGGTTACACTTGATTATGATGTTAAGTATCATGAAATTATACTTGATTATGGTATGACAGAGTATGACACTTTTATACCAATGATTAGTGTTAAGTTACCATTTATAGGTCAATTAGGATACAACGCATGTATTAAGTTAGACGACAAAGATTTTAGAGCAACAAATCCAGGAGTATGGACACACAAGGTTCATGACTTAATGGATAGAAAAGTGTACACCGATTGGACCAAGTACACTAAGGATGAAATTATAGAATGAACGACGTAGGCATATCCGATGTAATAGGACTTATAGGTGTAGCATTATTGATTACTACTTATGCATTATTACAGTTTGATAGGATAGACCCTAAAGGTTTTTGGTATAGTTTTAACAACATGATTGTTGCTATACTGGTTACTGTAAGTTTAGTTTATAGTTTTAATTTAGCAAGTATGGTAATAGAAATATTTTGGTTCAGTTTAAGTTTATATGGCATATGGAAATACTTTGCCAGAAAAAAAGGTTGACAAATGGTGCTATTTTATATAAAATAGTATATTAAATATGAAAATTAAATTAGAAGTAGAAATAGATACAAAAGAAGACCAAACAGAAATTAGTGGTCTTATTGATCTAGTGACAGAATTCAGAGACAAACTGATTGCTATGGAAGAAGGAGACTACTACGATGATTGAGGACGTACTTAATTTTATTGTAGGTATTGTTTTTCTTATTGGTGCAGGCTATTTTGCTTACATGAGTAACGTGTTAGTTAGCGAAAAGAAAGCAAGATACAAAGCAGGAACACATGACTATTATGATAATCCTATTGAGAAGGACCATGAATGATAGACATGTTAGTTTTAATGTTTTGGAGTTTAGTAGTAGTTACATGGCTATCTTATGGAATGCATGTAATAAAAGAATACATAATTGTCAGGTTAAAGAATGGAGAATGATATGATAGAACCAAGTTTAAAAAAGCCAAGTCTATTTAGACGAACTGTATTCAGCCTTGTGAATGGCTGGAGACGTGTGATGGATGTTAGATATAATCCATTAAAGTATATTCCAGACCCAAGTTTACAGACTTACTTTATGTTAGTGCTGTTTACTATTTGGAGTGTGTGGTTTGGTTTCTTAGCATCTAATTACTTAGGGTTCTTTAATTACAACACAGTAGTCAGTATCTTTATTCACTGTGCTGTATTATTACCCTTAGCATTCACTAATGCAATCTTTATTGATGCAGAACGTGACGGGCATAAGTGGTTAAAGGAATGGAAAGCAGAACAAAGCAGGTATAAACTTGTAGTCAATAGACTTAAAACAAAAAATTTAACGTTATGGGATCCGAGCAAAGAAGCATAATGAAAGAACATAGTCCATATGGACATGTAGTTTTGAAGGAAGTACCTTTAGAATTTAATAGCGAAGGTAATACTTCAAAAAGAGGAAAATAGAATGGCGACAGGAAAAGTAAAATGGTTTGATTCAAGTAAAGGATTTGGATTTATATCACCAGACGATGGCAGTAAAGATGTGTTTGCACATCATACAGCAATAGCAGGTGATGGATATAAGTCTTTACAAGAAGATCAAGCAGTTACATATGATGTTACTGAAGGTGCGAAAGGACCACAAGCAAGTAACATAGTATAAGGAGAATTGTATGAGAAGTTTATGGGATTTTATTGTAAAACACGAGTTTTGGTTTACACTAAGTGCATCAACTACTTTATATATTGGTGAATACCTAACTCGCACACATTGGATGGGTGGTCTCGGATTTTTGTTATTTTTAATTGCAATAACACGATTAGCATCACATCCAATGTGGAAAAAAGATAAGGAAAAATTATGAGAAGTATTTGGGTAACATTTAGTAAAGAAGGTATACATAAGTATCCTGCGGCATTAGAAGATCCTAATCTAGCAACTGGCGACGAGTATGACGTTAGTTTTCTAGGTTATCCTCATAGACACACATTCCACTTTAAAGTGTGGATTGAGGTGTTTCATGATGACAGAGACATTGAATTCATACAATTTAAGAGATGGTTGGAGAATCAGTATAGAGATGCTATTCTTCAACTTGA